TCACCCAATACAAAAAGGGTGGAGAGGTGTGGGATAAGCCGCGTCCTAGTAAATTAGGAAAGCCAAAAAAGTTAAGCCCCGCCAAGAAGAAATCGGCGAAGGCTGCGGCGAAAGCTGCTGGTAGACCTTGGCCTAATTTAGTAGATAACATGANNCAAAAAGCCCGGCGCTCTGCGCAAGGAGCTGGGTGTGAAAGCGGGCAAGACCATCCCGGCAAAGAAGCTCGCTGCCGTTGCTCGCAAACCGGGCAAGTTAGGCCAACGTGCCAGACTTGCGGAAACTTTAAAAAAAATGAAGTAAGACATGACCACTTCTGGAACAGCTAGTTTTAACCTCGACCTCAATAATATTGTTGAGGAAGCGTTTGAGCGTTGCGGCAAGGAGCTTCGTACAGGTTATGATCTCCGCACCGCCAGACGCAGTTTAAACTTGCTGACCGTAGAATGGGCTAACCGGGGCGTGAACCTCTGGACGATTGAGCAGGGAGAAATCCCAATGATCGCCAATCAATACGTCTATGACCTGCCAGTAGATACTATTGACCTGTTGGAGCATGTTACGCGTACCGGCACAGGCCAGAATCAGCAAGACCTGACCATTACTCGAATCAGTGTTTCTACCTATGCGACTATTCCGAACAAAAATGCAACAGGCCGCCCCATACAAGTATGGGTTGATCGGCAGTCTGGTGCGACTTATCCTTCTGGCGGTCAGCCGCAAGGCACAGACCCAATCACGGGAGTTGATAACCCTAAGATTTATGTGTGGCCTGCTCCGGATCAAGGGTCGGAAGGCCAGCCGTTTTATACCTTCGTCTACTGGCGCATGAGGCGCATTCAGGACGCAGGAGAAGGCGCTAAAACAATGGACATCCCGTTCAGGTTCCTGAACTGCATGATTGCCGGTTTGGCGTATTACTTAGCTTTAAAAATTGCTCCTGAGCGAGTACCATTACTCAAAGAGCAATATGAAGAACAGTGGAAATATGCGTCTGAAGAAGACCGGGATAAAGCGGCTGTTCGTTTTGTCCCACGCAGATATTTTATTGAATAATGGGAAATAAGTTTGCGTCCGGTAAGAACTCGATTGCCGAGTGTGATCGGTGCGGGTTCAGGTACAAGCTCAAAGAGCTGAAGACCTTAATCATCAAGACAAAAAAGGTAAACATCCTTGTTTGTCCTGAGTGCTGGGAACCGGATCAGCCGCAGCTTCAATTGGGTATGTATCCAGTTGATGATCCGCAGGCAATCAGGAACCCAAGACCAGATAAGAGCTATTACCAATCTGGTTTGTCTGGTTTGCAGTTGGTTGCACAGGTTGGTCCGTTGTTGGATGAAGAAGGATACCCAGAGGGTGGTAGCAGGGTATTCCAGTGGGGATGGCGACCTGTTGGGGGCGCTAGTTTAAACGACGCAGGGCTGACTCCCAATTATTTAACGTCTGCCTCAGTGGTTGGTAATGTAACAATTTCGTAGGAGTAAACATGGACGCAAAACAGGTAAAGAAGATTGCTGACCGTGAGGTGAAAGCCCATGAGAAGCGTATGCATGGCGCAAAGAAGATGGCAAAAGGTGGCGTAACTTCCGAGGCTATGCTGAAAGTTGGCCGAAACATGGCTCGTGCTAACAACCAAAAGACTGGCTAAGGAGTTTAAACATGGCTAAAAACAATCTACCTGCGGAGAAGTACGCCCAGCCACACACCATGACCGGCAAGAAGGTCGGGGCGAATGCTGGCGTTGGCTATGCAACAGACCCTAATAGCATGTCTGCAATTGAATCTACACCGGGCGGTATGCCTGCTCGTCGCGTAAGTGGCGGCAACCCTGCTCGTCAGGATGTCAAGACAACTGGTATTAAAATCCGTGGCACTGGAGCGGCAACCAAAGGCACAATGGCTCGCGGTCCTATGGCGTAAGGAGTGGTTGTGAACTACATTGAGTTAAATACGGCCATTCTTGGATACGTCCAAGATTACGAAGATACATTTGTTGCAAATGTGCCTCTGTTTGTTATGCAAGCAGAGGAGCGTATTTATAACTCTGTCCAACTCCCATCTTTACGCAAAAATGTAACCGGCGGCGTTTTGGCTGGAAATAAATACCTTTCTTGCCCCTCCGATTTTCTTTCTGTGTTTTCTATGGCGGTTATTGAGAATAGGGGTCTCCAAAATGAAAATTACACCTATTTGCTGAACAAGGATGTAAATTTTTTGCGAGAGTCATACCCAAATCCAAATGATCAGGGACTTCCGCAATATTACGCACTGTTTGGCCCAACTATTCTAAGTGGCACAGCAACGAATGAATTAAGCTTTATTTTAGCCCCTACGCCAGATGACGATTAAGCTGTTGAATTGCATTATTACTATTACCCTGAAACTATTGTTCAGGGAAGCATAGTTTCGCTTGGAACAATTTCTGGCGGATCTGGATATACAAATGGAGTTTATTACTCAGTGCCAATGACCGGTGGATCAGGCTCCGGCGCTACTGCAACGATTCTAGTTTCTGGCGGTGTAGTTGTTGATGTCACTCTTGACCTGCCCGGATCTTTTTATGTTGTTGGGGATGTTTTGAGCGCAAGTGGTTTGGGAACAGGCTTTAATTTTTCTGTGCCTGTTACATCAATTACCAACCCGTTAGGTACTACTTGGCTAGGCGATAATTACCCACCCATTCTTTTGTACGGTTCGTTGCTTGAAGCTTATACATATCTAAAAGGTGAACAAGACATCATGGCGTTTTATCAGAAAAAATATGATGAAGCGTTGGCGCAACTTAATCGTCTGGGTACAGGTCTTGAGCGTGGTGATGCTTACCGCGATGGTCAGGCAAAAATTAAGGTGAACCCATAATGCCTATACAGCAAGGACTGACAAATAGCTTCAAGCTGGACATGCTCCAGCAAGAACAGAATATTGTCACTGATGTTCTTTATATGGCTTTGTATAACGGATATTCAGACATAGGCCCATTTACAACGGCATACACAACCGAAAATGAAGTAACAGGAGCTGGGTATGTGGCAGGCGGTGTTGAGGTAACCGGTGCTGTGATTAGCACTCAGGAAACTGGTCCATATGCGAACACCGTTTATGTGAATTTTGATGATGTATCGTGGCCGGGCGCAGACTTTGTTGCGCGTGGTGCGTTGATATATAACACATCAAAAAACAACAAGTCTGTAGCAGTTTTGGATTTTGGCTCTGATAAAACTTTTTCTTCAACAAGCAATACCGTCAATATGCCAGCTAATACGGCTACAACAGCTTTGATTCGTTTCCCATAGGAGAAAAAATGGCGTTGGTAACCACTACGAAAGGTGAGATTGACGATTCCTTACTTATTAAAAAAGAAGGAACAATTGATAACGAAAACGAAACTACGGTTTGGACAGAGTACTGGTTGAATGATGAATTAGTACATCGTTCGGTTCATATGACGTTGAAAAAATACACAGTTACGGGCGAAGCTGTAGCTGCATCTTTAGGATAAAGGAAATAGTATGGCTAATTCACAAGCAATGTGTACTTCGTTTAAAAGCGAAATCCTGCAAGCCACCCATAATTTTGGCACTGCTCCAATTCGTGCGGCAACTACTGCTGATACATTTAAAGCCGCGCTATATTTGGCAAGCGCTTCGTTGGGCGCTGCTACCACTGTTTACTCATCTACAGGTGAAGTTACCGGCGTAAACTATACTGCCGGTGGGGTAGTAGTTACGAACGCAACACCACCTGCAACTAGCGGTACTACTGCGTATTGGACACCGTCTGCATCAATTACATACACTAATGTTACTCTTTCCGTAGCATTTGATGCTGTGCTTATTTACAACAGCACACAAGGTGATAAAGCGGTTAGTGTCCATACATTTGGATCGCAGACAATTACTGCTGGAACTTTTACGCTTGTCATGCCAACTAACGGTGCTGGCACGGCTTTGATCAATATCGCTTAACTTAACTTAAAGGCGGGCGGGTAGGCCATGTTTGGTACAAGTTCGTTCGCTGAAACACCTTTTGCGTCACTTCCTGTAACCGGCGGTGGCCCTGCTGTTTTTGTAAATATATCTGGTGTTACTGGCACTACAAGCGTAGGGTCAGTTGCTGTCAATGGTTCTTTAAATCTTGCTGGGGTTACTGGAACAGGCGCGGTAAATTCTCCACTTGCTAAAATTACTGTATCTGTTTCTGGCGTAACTGCAACGGGTTCAGTAAACAGTGTAACCCCGTCAGTATTTTTATCCGGCAATACAGCAACGGGAAGTGTTGGGACAACCAGTCCGGTTATATCTGTAAATATTGCTGGGGTTAGTGCAACAGCGTCTGTTGATAGCATTGATGCTGTAGTTGTTACAGTTAATTTAACTGGTAATACGGCAGTAGGTTCAGTTGGAAACGTAACATATACAAGTACTACAAGTATTTCAGGAAATACCGCAACAGGAACCGTTGGTAGTGTAACTCGTCAAGCAAACTTTTCTATATCTGGTGTTACAGCTACAGGAAGCGTAAGAGCTGTTTCTCCAAGATCTACTGTTAATATCGCAGGAAATTCAGCTACTGTTACGACTAATAATGTAACGCCTAGCATTATTCCTGTTTTATCATCAGTTACAGCTACAGGAAGCGTTGGTAGTCTTGGTAGCGAAAGAGATTTAATATTAAGCCGTGTAATAGGAACATGTACTGCGGGGATCATAAAACCATTACCCGGTTGGGTATTTATACCAGATGCCGAAGAAGCAAACTGGCAAAATATAAATACTAATGTAGACGCAGGGTGGACTGAGATAGAGAATTCGGCTCAAAATTCTTGGAATTTAGTCCCAACAGAATAGAGGTGATATATGGCATTTGTGGTCAAAGATAGAGTAAAAGAGACTTGCTTAAGCCCCGGTGTAGGTACTGTTACGCTGCTTGGCGCTGCAACGGGGTACAGTTCTTTTTCTGTTATTGGTAATGGAAATAGCACTTACTACACAATTGCAGATCAAAGTGGTAGTAATTGGGAAGTAGGGATTGGAACATATACATCATCCGGCACAACTTTATCTCGTGATACGGTAATTTCTAATTCTGCTGGCACTACAGCAAAGATTAATTTTTCTTCTGGGGCGCAGGATGTATTTGTTACTTACCCTGCAACACAAGCTGTGTATCAAGATACAGGGAATGCGATTATTCCCGGTACTTCAGGCGCAGTTTATTTAACTGCCCAGACTATTACACAAAATACGACAGTGCCATCAGGTTATAACGGTATTGTCCCCGGAGCAATAACAGTAGCAAATGGCGTGACATTTACCGTGCCTAATGGTTCAACTGTTGTTGTCGTGGCGTAAGGAGCAAAAATGTCTACGATTTTAAAAGCTGGTAATTCAACTTCTGGCGGGTCATTTACACCAGACAGCGCCGGAACATTGGAGATCAAAACAGGAACCGGGTCTGGAACAACTGCTATTACTGTAGATGCTTCGCAGAATGTATCAATTGCCGGATCTTTGACGGTTACAGGATCGGTTGTTACACCTAGTTCCGGGTATGTATTAAATCAATACACTTCACCTGCAACATGGACAAAACCCGCTGGATTGAAAGCAGTAAAAGTTACTGTTGTGGGTGCGGGGGGCGCAGGAACTAGCACAGCCTCAGCTAATCCGTCAACAAATGGGGGTAGCGGCGGCGGAGGTGGAGGCGCAGCAATATATTACGCCCCAGCTTCTTCTATCCCCGGCCCACAAGCAATTACCGCAGGGGCGGGTACAAATTCATTTGGTTCTATTGCAAGCGCGACGGCAGGTTCAGCGGGTGGCGCAGTTTCCGGTACACCTTCAGGGGGCGCAGGCGGTACTGGTAGCGGCGGTTTAATTAATATAACAGGTGGTGGTGGTGGCGGCGGTTCTGGCAATAGCCCCACTGTTAGTTATGCTGCCATAGGAGGCTCAGGTGGAAATTCAATCATGGGCGGTGGGGGAGCAGGCGTATCTGCTTTTGGCGCTAATGCTATAAACGGCAACTCCGGAACTAATTATGGAGGGGGTGGCGCAGGCGGGGCAAAAGGAGCAACAACTTCTACCCCGGGTAGTGGTGGGTCTGGCGCACCCGGTATCGTAATTGTTGAAGAATTTTATTAATTGAAGGGTGAAACATGAAAGCACTTATTTCTCCTAACGAAAAAGTAACTGATTATCTTGGTAATGTTGGTGAGCGTGTCGCGCAGGTTGAGCCTGATGATCAAGCCTTTCCTATTGCGCCACCACTTTATTGGACTGATTGTCCTGCTGACTGTGTAGCAGATAAATGGTGGTTTTATGAAGGTTCATGCCAGCCTATTCCACAACCACCGGAGCCAGTTTAATGTGTGACGCGCTATCGCAGTTCACAGTACAAAAATATGTCCATCTTCCTGAGTTTTTGGACAAGGATAACTGCGCCCAGTTAACTACTGCGCTTATGGGTCTGGTAACAAACCATGCAACCCACAAAGATGAGCAATGTCCCAAATCTCAGGCTATACATGGCGCACAGGTTTTTGATTCGTTGCTTGTGCAGCTTTTGCCGCATTTTGAGACAGCATCTGGTAAAAAGCTTTTGCCTACTTATTCTTATGCGCGTTTGTATGAGCCGGGCGAAGAATTAAAAAATCATGTTGATCGTGAATCCTGCGAGATAAGCGCAACTATTACGCTTGGCTTTGATGGCGATGTATGGCCTATCTACATGGGTGACGATATGGAGAAATCCAATGCGTCCGAAATTAAAATGGGCGTGGGCGATGCAGTGCTTTATCGTGGCATGGATAAGTATCACTGGCGCGAAAAATACACAGAAGGAAAATGGCAGGCGCAAGTATTCTTGCATTATGTTGATGCAAATGGCCCTCATAAAGACTTTGTGTTTGATAAGCGCGGCAAATTAAACCTGCCAGAGCCAGAACCTGATAATCTGCGCCACTGGATTTACACTGACATCTTAACTCCAGAGGCTTGCGACATTATTGTTAAGACCTACACGCAAGAGATGGTGGAGACTTTGCCGCCTGTCATTGGCACTGGAGAGGGTACAGTCAATAAAGCAATCAGAAATGTCGAGCGCGTAATGCTGCCTGTGTACAAAGACATAGGTGGGCGTTTGGCTGCTGCTGGTTTTGCTGCTAACAATCGTGCGTGGAAGTTCAATGTCACTCATGCGAATCAAGGCGAGTTTCTGAAGTATCCAGCGGGTGGTCGGTATACGGCGCACTTAGATACGTTCTTAAATACAGAAGGTGAATGCCGCAAGCTGACTGTTTTGGCGTTCCTAAATAATGATTTTGAAGGTGGAAGATTTTTCATACAAGATGGGCATGAAAAGTATTACCCGCCACAGGAGAAAGGCACAGTGCTTGTGTTTCCATCATTTTTGTTGCATGGTGTAGAAGATATTACTGCGGGTACACGGTACTCAGCCGTATGCTGGTTAGTAGGACCGTTTTTTGTATTGGAGGGACTATGACAGCCGCACTCAAAGGAAATAACGACGGCACAGGGGCTATACAGGTTGGCGGTATTGATGCCATTCAAATTAATACCTCGAGACAGGTTGCGTATCCCGGCACTGCGTACTCACCAAATACAACTTTGACGGATGCAGCTACGATTGCATGGGATACGACATTAGGACAGGTAGCCACGTTTACTTTTGTGTCGTCAAACAGAACTATGGGTGCGCCAACTAACTTGATGAATGGCGCGTTTTATGCGCTTGCTGTAATACAAAACGCTGGGAACAATACTCTTACATGGAACTCAGTGTTTAAATGGGCTGGTGGGTATGCGCCTGTTTTGTCTACTGCGGCTGGTGCAAAAGATTATTTTGTGTTTCGTAGTGACGGTACTAATTTGTATCAACAAGGACAAGCTTTATCTGTATCATAATGACCACTCTAATTTACGGCTCTGGCAATACTAACGCCCCTGCGCTTCCTTTACAGCGTAGCCTTAGATTTCGTTCTTCTGCAAACGCATATTTAAGCAGGACTCCATCGGTTGCTGGCAACCAGCAAAAATGGACATGGTTTGGTTGGGTTAAGCGTGGCGCTGTAAATCTAACATCATCTGCATCCAGCAATCTATTTGCTGGCGGGACTGGCACTCCTGATAGAGCAATTATTACATTTGATGGAAACTCAGCAAGACGAGATGCTGTTACATTTTTTGCTTCTGCCGCAAGTACACAAACAGCTTTAATAGCAACAACTGGTCGTTTTAGGGATATTGGCGGCTGGTATTTTGTCGTTGTTGGTTTGGATACTACGCAAGCAGCTTCAGCAGATAGATTAAAAATATATGTAAAC